AAGACCAGCTGTATCACCATTCAGTGGCACATACCGATAAACATCATTGTACTTGTCATACATGTATTTGTATCCACTATCGAATACCATGTAAGATGATGATGGACATGCATCAAACGCATCTTTGACATTTTTAGTCATAGTTACGTTGCTTGTTCCACCAACTGTTGCAGCCCGATACGGAGAAACAAATCCTACGCAATCCCTACGAGTTTCGCAAAGTGCAGTAATCATTGTTACGTGGGTATCATGCCCAAGTTCAGTATCAGCAACACCAGAACTTGGCCCACCCAATACTAGGTTGATGTCAAGATTTTCTGTGTCCTCAAACTTATCATATGCAAGTTCAATTTCTCCAGCAGTAACAGAATAATCATCTGTTCCACCAGTTAATGTGTCAACGTTAACTCCACTTACTAATGTGTAGTCTGTTCCTGTTGCAATATCTGTACCCCAATTACTACCAGCAGAGATATGATCTGTCCAGTAAATGAATGAGGACTGTGCATATATAACCTCTGAATAATAGTTGTTAGAACCTTGTGCAGTTTTTGCATTAGGGTTCTTTGACATATTTGGAAATATTTCGATTACTGCATTAGTTCTTTGTCCTTTAACATCAACATCAAATCCAGTAATATCACCTGTTATGTCATATACTGCAACATGAAGTTCGTCCTTTTCTCCACGAGCATTAGCAGTAGCCCATAAAGATGTACTAGGAGCTGTATCAAATAAGTCAGAAAATCTCCAACGTCTTGTGATAAATGAGTTGTCTGGAATGATTGTTTGTAATCCACCACCAGCAGGGTCATCAAGTAAACGAAGTGTTAAAACTTCTCCAGAAACAGAAGTTACTTCATACTCTTGTCCACCAGATTCTACTTGTGCATCTGTTGTAAATGCAAGAGGTGCATTATCTGCAACTGTAATTGCTTTATCAAGAATAAGTGCAGTCTGTGATGTAACAGTTTTAATTTTAACAACTTCACCACCATCAGATATACCAGCACCGATTACTCTTTGTCCAACTGCAGCTGTACCAGAGTTTCCATCTACAACTAGATTTTTAGTGGGAATTGTGATTGCACCATTTACAAGAGCAGTAACAGAGTTATTTGTTTGGAAAGAAATAATATCAGTTGCTGCGATTACAGCGTTTGCTGCATCTTGGTCATCAACTGTAATATTCAAGTCACCAATTGCACCAGCACCATTCACTAAGTTTAGTGTTCCTAATGGTTGTTCATATGCTCTTGCACTTCCACATATATCTACACCAAGTGAGTTACCATGTGTTCCAGCAGTTCTTGCTGACCATTCTCCATGAGAACCTTGACCATCTTGAAAACTGTCTTGATAATGATCAGTATCACGAATAAGTATTCCAGAGTTTGCACCAGCATTTAATATGCCACTTTCTGCTCTAACAACTCGTAGTGAGTCTGAGTACTGCAAGAAATTTGCAGCGGTAAAAAAGGTTTCGAACTGATTTCCAGTTGAAACAGGTTTACCAAATATTTTTACTAATTCTTCTTCTGAAGAAATAGTAACAACGGAAGATACGGGCCCCTTTTCAAAGGCTCCCCCGATAGCACCTATTGAGGTGGCAACAGCTGGCACTACATTGGTTAAATCAACTTCTTTAACCTGTACGCCAGGAGATACTAAAAATGCCATGATTTTTGCTCCTTTTAACTAGTAGATAGACTATAATAGTCTTTGTAGTCTTTGTTTATCCCAAGTATTTATAAAAACGAAGTTTCTAAAAACTGGGTTTTATATGATTCAAAACTTATAAATAAACGTATGAAAACACATTATGAGAAGTATAAAGAGACAATTAAAAAGGTAGCTCGTAGAAACTACCGTAAAAGAGTTGCATGGTTAAACAATCATCTTGGTGAAGAATTTTGTATTCATTGTGGTGAAAGTGAAACCGTTTGTCTAAAATTATACCCCCATGATGTAGAAATTCGTAAGATTGCAAAACGTGTTGGAACTAATGATGAAAGTAGAAAAGAAGTACACAGATTAATGAACGAATGTAAAGTAGTTTGTTCTAACTGTTGGATAAAACTGGATAACGATTTAATTGAATTTCTTTAATTATTTCTGTTCTTCTTTCTGGCGTTAACCAAACCCATTCACTTATTTCTTCAGCTGTACGATAGCAACCTATACAGTTATTATCTATAATCTTACAAGTTTTAACACAAGGCGATTCTATATCGTCCCATGATATTCTTTGTCTCTTTCCTCTTCTCATTACCAATTAGTATCATATTGTCTTACTATTGGACTCCATCTTGTTCCATATTCATCAACTATTTCGCCAATATTGTCATCTTCTAATCCATTAATCATAAATCCAAATGGAGCCATATCTTGTTCTAATTGATCTTGATTTTCTCTATACATTTGCTCTCTTATGTCATTATTAGTTAGTTCTTTAAAATAAGTTTGATCTGTACACCAACCAAAAATAAACATACACGCAACCAAGTCATCATTACATCCATCATCTGCCTCAAAAGATGACCCCTTAACAATAAATGTGGATAGTTCATTGATTACATCATAATCTTCTACAATTAACTTATTATCTTCAATTAACTGTTTTAAATTAGAACAACCAATCTTTTTAACTGCTTTAGTTGTTCTTACACCTAACTGAGCTCGACCTCCAGAAAAACCACCACCAAGTATTTGACCAGCACGACCACGCATAGATGCCATAATCATATTGTCATATTCCATATCATAGTGCATAGAGTTTGCAACTTGTTCACCAATATCATTTACTTCAATAAGAACAAATGCAGTATTATATGCCTTTGCGACTTGATGTATTTTTTGTGGAAACAATAAAGGTTTAACTTCGTTGTCTCTATACTTTGCAACAATACGATAAGGAACTTGGGAAACATCGAACACAATGTACGCTGAGTAGTCGTTAGCGACCCCTCTAGACACATCAGCTGTTAAAAGGTATGTATTGCCCTCCTTTGGTTGTTCATAAACATCGAGTCCAGCATTAGACTGTAAAGGTCTTTTATATGCAAGTGTTCTTAGTTTATTTGGTGATATAAGTGTATCAATCGAACCAAGGAACTGACATTCAAACTCCGTATTAAACTGTTGTTCACTAGTATTTTTAATTGTTTCTTTTTTCCATTCCTCATCACGGCCAGGCACTTCGCTCCAATGAACTTCAATAGGAATATATGTGTTTCTTTGGTTTTCTGCGTCTGTCCATAATTTATAGAACATATTCATACCATGAGGTGTAGAAACAATCATTACTTTTGTTGTCTTACCAGATGAAATAGTAGGATATACAGAACTAAAAAATTGTTCTGCTACATTTGACGGCACATATGCAAACTCATCAAGAAAGATAATATTGTAAGAACCACCACGAACAGCAGATGCTGAAGTAGATGATGCAAGAATTTTTGAGCCATTTTCCAGTTCCAAAGATCCTTTGTTCCATGACATTACTCCTTGTTGCAACCATTTTGGTAAATGTTCATATGCAAGTTGTAATCTACTCAACAAATCTCTGGCAGTTGCAGCTTTATTCGCAAGAATTGCAATATTTACACTTGGGTTAAATAATGCATAATGTAATATATAAGATATCATAGTTGTAGATTTACCAGACTGTCTTGGTAATTTACATATAGTAAAACGATTATTGTGAAATGTTCCTACCATTTCTTTTTGAAAGGAATACATTTTAAAAGGAACTAATCCTTCATCAAGAGAAACAATTTTTACATAATTTTCAATAAAGTGTAATGGATTGTCCATACATTTTTGATACTCAACAAGTTCTTCTTTAGTCCATTCTTGAGTTACATTTGCTCTTTTAAGATTAGGATTACCTAGATAGGTAGCTTCAACCATCAGTTTTACCTTTTAACATCTTTTGTAATTCAGCAGTTGATCCAACAAATAATGCATTGGTAACACTCTTTGGTGCATTACTGCCAGGTACTTCTTTGAGTTTTTTCATTTTATCTTGCAAATCAGCAAGTTTCTCTGTAACATCAGCTACTTGCTTGATACCGTTAAGTGCAACCTCATATGCTCGTGGATGCTCACCTTCTTTTGCAAGTTCTAAAATACCATCAATAGCATCTTGACCACGTTCAATTAGACTATAAAGATTTTCTCTTTGATACTTATAATCATTATCAATATCGTCTTCAGAAGAAGCTGGTGTAATCACCGTAGGCACTTTAGACGGAGTTTTTGCAGTTTCTTTAAATGCAGATTTTACAGGGTCAAATATTCCTAAAGCTTCATCTACTAAATTAGTTACATTGCTCATATAAATTATCCACCTTTTTTAACATCCGTGTCTGATACTGGATCATAATTTTTTGCATCTTGAAAGAACGATGTGGTTTCATTAAATCCAAAATCATCATCAGCGTCAGCAGTTGATGGGGAAGGTGTTACCGTATATCTTTGTTCTCTTGTTGGAGTAACCGCAGGCATATTTGTATATTGATCGACGGTAACAGTTTTGATAACACTTGAAGAAGTAATTGGGCCATATAGATAAAACTTAGTTGTAAAACTAAATGTGTATATGATTGCTCGTCTTGCTTCAAAATCACCTTGATAATTGTCTTCATAATCAACACTATTTAAAATAATAGGAACATCTCTTTTAATACCCATATCTGCCATATCATTAATAGTTAATGTATAATCTGGTTGAAAGTATGGAAGAATTTGTTCTACAATTTGTAACGCATCATCAGAGTTTTTTGCCATGGCATATAAAGTAATTTCTAAATTATATGGAACTGGCATAAATTGTGTGTCTAATTTATTTGCATCTGCACTAGAAGATTTAACTTTTTTAAATTTTTGTACACGATTTAATTTTCTAGCAGAATCGTATGTTAATGCACCAATTTCAAAACCAAGTCTTGGTAAAGTAATAGATGTTGCAGCTGATACAGAAGGATCTGCGTTCAAACGAGTTAAATACTTTTGTTGAGGCCCGTATGCAAGTGGTACTTTCATTGCCTGTATTACTTCTCCAGAATTATTCTTGCGAACAATCTGAACACTATTAAACATAGTTCCAAACGCAACAATGACGTTTCTTATAGTTTCATGGTAAAATTGTTGACCTAACATTATATATTCTCCTTATTCATTATATTACCCGATAGTTCACAACAAGTGTTGAATCATCATCCATTTGAGCACCTGTTAGATTGGTTATTGATACTTTAAATGATCCAGCTGCAATAGTATGTATATTAATACCAACTGCTAAGCTTGAACTTGCCATCACAACTGATGTTGCAAGGCATTTATCACTTGTAACTACAATATCTGCATGTATTGCATCGTCTGCTAAGTTAGCATTTAATGTAATAGTGTGTGATATTTTAGCATTATTTGATGTGACTGCACCTGCGCTTGTTACAACATCAGAAGCAACTGCCACATTACCAGCACTTGCATCTAAAATATTAAGTTCAGCAGCAGTTGAAGTAACACCAGTTAGAGCTGTTGCCTCATCGGCCGTCCCTGTAACATCGCCAGTTATG